CCCAACTATCCCCGCCGCGTTCAGCTGTCAGTATGTCATTACTAGGCGCTGGTTTGTTCACTACGTTACTCGTGATATCCCAACTGCGAAGTTTCGAGTTGTTTTGTCGTAGTGTCATCCTACTGATAGCTGTAATCTCCTTCACAAGATGTCTGATAATACAGGCGCTGCTGTGGAGGGGCCACCTGAGGTACAACCTCATTCGGCTAGAGTACCGGGCGCTGCTTTTCACCATGATAATGTCATTTGTCATGGGTGCGGTGCCAAGGGGCATATTCGTAGATTTTGCCCGCGCGGTGCTCGATCCCGGAGAGGATTCCGAGGTGGCCGCGGTCGCGGTCGGAAGATTTTTGACAGGACTACACAAGGCGTGGTATTTCATGACGCTACTGTGGGATTTCCTGCTTCTGATGGATCTTCATGCTCGAGTGACACATATTACTCTGTACCTCGAGGCAATCAGAGACGTGGTCGACCCAGGATGGATCGCGTTCAAGATAATTGCCTTAAGAGGTGTAGACAATATGTTGATGGTTTGCCCCCGACAGACAACGGAGGTGAGCATGATGGTACAAAACCTCAGACTGGACAGAATGATGTCAAGATCGAACCGACCAAGGGGGAACTAGAGAAATCCCCCTTTGAGGTACGCCATGAGTTGTATGCATTCTTGGCGTTACAAGCCGGGTACTGTTATAGGGATTCTGCAGCGGCCGCTTCACTGACAAGAAAGGCTATGTCATGGCTTGCAGAGCGTAACATTCGTGGCTCAGAGCAACTAGAACATGTTGCTGATGTACTTCCCAGGGTTCTGGTGATGGTACCACAAGAAGCCGCTTTGCTACGCGCTGCTCGCAGTGACAAGTGGTGGGCTCAGCACGATATAGCAAACAATATCGCTGCTGGGCTTGTTACTATCCCCGCTGACATATCATACTCAATTGTGGGTATTGCTGTGTCTGTTTTCTTGTTCTGGTTGGTCCCGCCGGAGTTCCGACTAATATTACTCGCAGTCCTTTTCTGCAGCACGCTCACATTGCTGCAGAGGTTGTGGTCGAAAGTGACCACACGACGTTTCGGCCGAAACGTTTAGGACTGTGCGGTTAGGGCACCTGCAATCTGTGCGCTTGAATCTGGTGAGTTCAAGCTAAAGCCCATCGACACAGGTTGTTCCATCAAATTGCCCCCTAACCCGCACTGTGAGCATAAGAGGAAAATCACCCGGTACTTACCATCTGTGCCGGGCGTCTTTGTCCCATTTACACACACAAATTGCTACAAGAATGAATTAGTGGCAATAAGGGACAGAGTTATAGGCGTAGTTCCTTCGCCTACCGCCCAAGGGCTTAAGGTGCTTAGAGCGGTAGCTCGCGCTTTAGCCCGCAAGCTGCCAAAGACTGCTGAGATGAATATGCAGGATATGGTAAATCATCACTCTGGTAGGAAGAAAGCTAGATACCAAAATGCACTGGACTCACTGAGCCGGGATCCATTTAACCCGAAGCGTGAAACACTAATCCGTGCTTTTGTCAAGGCCGAGAAGATGAATCCTTCAAAACAAAATCCTGCGCCGCGTATGATACAGGCGCATAGTGCCAGATTTAATCTGGTGTTGGGCTCATATCTTAAACCGATTGAGCACCATATTTACAGGTTGAAGGACTCATCTGGACTCAGGTGTATTGGCAAAGGGTTAAATCTCACGGACCGCGCCCATCTTCTAGTTCAGAAGATGGCGAGATTCACGCGACCGGTAGTTATATCATTGGATTGCTCCCGATTTGACCAACATGTGAG